GCCATTATGCCGCTACCTCCATTACTATAATATTACTATAAAACTGGTTGCCGCTGTTTATCTGGGCGGTTGAACCTGAGTTATAACTAGCCATTTGCAGTTTTATAGTTCTGGGATTAACAGTAGAAGAAGAAACAGAAGAAGTTTTAGTAAGTCTGGTAACAAGCTGGTTTGCACCATAATGCTCATAATTACCACCATGATAGTCTATTACGGCCCCGTCATGCACTATTACAAAACCAAGCCCCTGTGCGCTATTAGGGCCATAAGTATTTGAGTGAATTTCCGCTACAATTATTAGGTCGCTTGCGCTACTTCTAGGGGTGAACGTAATTGAGCTACCTTGAACATCTATATACGAAGTTGATGTAGTTATTGTATTGGCGATAAACTTATGATTCACCACCTGCAACACCTTACCAACACCTACAGACGGAATAGTTACCGTCTCTGTACTTGTGCCATCTTCAGGAGACAGGATTAACTGTCCCCCAGATGGTTTATTTAATGCAATATTTGCCATTTGACCTCCTTATACTACAGTCCATGTCGCACCGTCAGCAATAGTGACAGTTACGCCATCGGCAATACTTATAGGGCCAGCCGTCATTGCATTACGGTCACTAGCCAATGTGTAGTTTGATGTGATTGTTTTAGCGTTCTCGTAGAATACATCGTCAGCCGCACCAGTATCTGCCCAAGAAGCTGTAGAGCCATCGGTCGTTAAATACTTACCTGCATTACCTGTCTGAGATGGTAGGCCGTCAATACCTGTTAAGCCTGAGCCATCACCTACGAATGCGGATGCAGTTACTGTACCTACTACGGCAATAGAAGAATCGAACGTACCACCAGAAGATTTACTTACAGCGTCTACAATCTCAAAGGAGTTAAATGCGTAGACGTTGAAATCGTCTCCTGCTGTAGCGCCTGCTGTCAGGGTTACAGTATCTGCTGTAGCTGTGTAATCTGCTACACTTTCTAGCACCACACCATTTAACGTAACCCAAATATTAGCAGGAGTAACTGCTAGTGTTAGGCCGTTATCGTCTGCACCAGTAAATGCTGTCTGACCAGATGTAGCTGTGAACTTAAACACAGTCATCGATGCCGCACTACTACGAATATCATCCCATGCAGTGCCTGAGTAGACACGCATAGTGGTTGTAGTTGTATCGTAGTACATAGCACCAGCAATCAAAGGATCACCGTCATTGTCTACAGTAGGAGCAGATGCTTTGCTACCTAAGTAACGATCATCGAAACTGTCGTATGCCGCTTCTGCTGCTGTTTGTGCAGTCTCAGCCGCTGTCTGTGCTGTCTGTGCCGCTGTTTCACTTACAAGAGCCGCTGCTGCACTAGCCGCTGATTCACCTGCACTAGTAGCCGATGCTGCCGCTGAAGTAGCCGCAGATGCTGTGCTTCCGTACAGAGTAGTGATGTAGTTTAACGTGGTGGCATCTTGTGGATTGACTGGATCAGCCAAACCTGTAATGTAGTTACCACCCATTGCAAGGTTGCCAGACATAGAGTCGCCTGACTTAGACACTTGCAACGCATCTTGAGCATCTACGTAGCCTTTACGAGATAGCTGGGAGTCTGTAGTTGGATTTGTGGTTGTTGTAACTACGTTGGCTCCCATGTCAAGAGAGCCCGTCATCGTATCGCCAGCTTTACTTACTTTCGTATCAATCTGGTTAGACAGTGTAGTGTATGCGTTAGCATCATCGTTAAGAGCGGCCGCCAACTCATTCAGTGTGTCTAAAGCCGCAGGAGCACCATCAACTAGGTTAGAGATAGAAGTATCTACGTAACCTTTAGTAGCCGCATCATTTGTATTTGTAGGAGATGTCAGGTTAGTGATGGTAGCAGTAGTACCAGCATCCATGTTCAACGTACCAGAGACGGTAACATTGTTGAACGATGAAGTGCCCGTAGATGCTACGTCACCCGTTACAGCACCAATCACAGGGCCAGTATGCGTACCTGCAGTGTTGCCTGTAACGTTACCGGTTACGTTGCCTGTAACTGTACCTGTGTAGCCACCAGAAGCAGATAGTGTAGTGAATGCACCAGAAGATGTATTCGTAGAGCCGATAGCCGTACCATCAATCGTACCACCGTTAATATCCGCTGTAGCTAGTGTAGCCAGACCAGAAGTATTAACTGTAGTGAATCGACCTGCCGCTGTAGAAGTGTTACCGATAGCAGTGCCATCGATTGTACCACCATTGATATCAGCAGATGCGATAGTTGCTGAAGTGTTGACACCTAGCGTAGTAAACGTGCCCGCTACAGGAGTAGTAGCACCAATGACAGTGTTATCGATTGTACCTGCATTGATGTCTGCAGTAGTAGCCACAAGAGAGCTGAATGTACCAGCCGAAGGCGTAGTAGCACCGATAGTTGTAGCATCAATAGTACCAGCATTGATATCTGCGGTATCTGCTACAAGTGAGTCGATATTAGCTGTGCCATCAATGTAAAGGTTACGCCACTCAAGAGTAGAAGAACCTAGATCTACAGCGTTATCGGTTAAAGGAAGTACGTTAGTTGTAATCCTAGAGTTAAGCTCTAGCGTAGTTCCTATTACAGTTCCACCTAACTGCGTATTGCCATACACAGTAATGTCGTGGTTTAAAGTTGCGTCATCGTGTACTTCAAGAGTATCAATATATGCAGTACCATCAATCCACAGATCCTGCCACTCTAGCGTAGAAGAACCTAGATCGTATGTACCATCTGCTGAAGGTAGTACGTCACCAGTAGCAGAGATAGACGCTACTTTTAGGTTGCCTTTGATGTACGCATCTTTGAAATACTTAGTTGCTGAACCCAGATCAATGTCGTTGTCTGTCGCCGGCTCAATAACACCGTCTTTGTACACAACCTGTGCTGTAGCTACGCCACTCACTTCTGTGTAGAACGTTACAGTGTTAGTGGCTGTGTCTACAACAACTTTGTTCTTAGCGTCTGCGTCAGCAATAAGGGGGATGTAACCACCCTCACCCGTGTTGCCGTCATGCTTGTGACCGGTAAGAGCCGCAAACGCATCGACCAGCGTGTTGTATTCAGCGTTAATTGGGGCAGCACGTACCGTAGCTCCGGGTATGATGTCTGCTGATGATTGTCGAGTATATCCCGCCATTTATTATAGCCTCTTATCTACGGTCGTTGATGCCGAAAAGCAGCACCATGCCCTGAATGCTGTGACTTGCGTTGGTATCGTTGGTCACGTACTTTATTGATATTGATGTACCAGACCCCGCTATGTTTAACTTTGACACGGGAGATGGATTACCATCAAATATAGCCCCGCTGTCGTACATCGCCTCGTTGTAGTACGCCGCAGCACCCTCTACGATAATGTCGTAGTTTGCGGGGTTAAACACCTCGACATCTTCGTAATCGTACACGATGCCTGTAACGAGTTTACAGTCCCCCTCCGCACGGAGATATGTCGACAGCTTGAGAAAGTTCTTGCGAAGTTCTGGGTCGCCCATGTGGTAGAAAGGGGTTTGGTACAGTGAAAAAATCGGGTCCCCATCAAAAGATGCGCCGTACTCTTGGCGATGTACCTTACCGTCTTCGCTGCCGTGAATTACGTACTCTCTGCCACCTACATAACCCGAGTCTGCACACGTCGCACTTAAATTCAAAAGCTGGCTGAACTCGTATTGTATTTGCCCCGTTTGCTGGCTCTCTCGGAGCCCTCCTAGCATGCCTTGTGATTCGCCCCCTGCAAAGAAGTAGCGGAACTGCGACTTACTCCGAATGACTACTGAGGATAGAGATTCTAGGTCTTCGTTGTTTGTCACATCGGTGAAATAGGCTTGGACATACTTCGATACCGTCTCAAGGTTTACATCGCCAATTTTGTTGGTCGCAGATATTGGACGAAGTCCATCCGGCCCCATAAACACGAGATCACCCCCGAGTTCTACCACGCTGTCGGATGCGATACACCCCAAGTCGTTGGTTACTTCTTCAACCACGAAGTCGGCGATGTTGTTGCC